AATTTTTTCTAACATCTTCAGCAGATATCATTTTGACATCTGACATATCGTAATTTATTACCTCTGATGTATCTTTCAGGTAAACTATTCTCAATAAGTGCTTGAATACAAATTTGCACCTCATATAATCAAAATTAATGTTGCTGTCTTCACCACCAGTTAATAGAATGAACTGTGGAGAAATGTTTATATGTACTGAACCTGATAATCTTGGGAATACTCTTAATGCAGATGCTGATTTGAATCCTCTATTATCAGTTCGATGAAATATTTCACCTCCAGCAGGAACCATACAAAACTCCTTCAGATCATCATATTTCTTATCCGTGTAAAATGATAATAGGTAATCACAAGTAGTTCTAGCATTATTCCACTTAAAGTCCCCTTCTTTTATCCTAACTAAACTTAACATAGATGAATGTATCAACCACTTTGTAAATTTGATTAATTCAAAGATTCTATGTTCTATTGGATTTGGCAATAAGGATAATTCTTCATACCTAGTTTGATATTTAGGCTTAATAGCTTTATTATATAAGGGCTTATGATACTTCATTACTCCATTCTGATCTTTTTGCTTTTCACGCAACAAGGTACTCGAGATTATATGACCTAACGGTGATCTAATAAATGGTTTATCATAAGTTGGTTCACAAGGGTCAATAAATCTATAGTTAGGATATGCCAAGGATCTTAATTTATTCAGAATAACCTCAGGAGCATTATTCAATATTTCCTTAATATCATCAACACCATCAAAATCTTCAATTTCATAAAAGAAACTTGATGCATAGACTGAACTCCTAAATATCTCAGCAATAAACTTATGTTGATCATTTATGTATTTGAGAATAGTCCCGCTATTGTTAAATTTACTTAAGAAAGTATTTATCAATTCAACACTTGATAAATCTATATATTTCCGTACTATGCGATAACTAAATCCTTCTCTCCATAAATGGCATAACATATTATTCATAGGTTCACGATGATTAGCTGATTCAAGATATTTCATTATTTCTTTATTATTGAACTTCTTTCTGGTTAAACATTGGATAATTGATGCTTTGATTATATCTTTATAAGTTTTGACAGTTTGAAGAGGAGGATACCTATAAGCCAGTAATTCATGTTCACGTCTCATATTAATTTTAGGATTATACTTGCTTAATATAAATTTCATCCAGTAGTTATAATCCACATTAAATATATTGATTAACTTCATTGAAAATTCTAACCACTTAACTCTTGAATCAGAATAACCTGCTATTGCTTGCTCTTCTAAAGTCAATAGACCCATACCGCCCAAGTTTTGTGGTGTGTATAGTTTCATTAACCAGAATAAATTTAGATTATTCTTACCACTGTTTTCCAACATAATACTTGAACATCTATCAA